CGAGTTCTCCCAACCAATCCGTGTGATCCGCGCCCAACTAAAGTCCCTGCTTACCGACCCTGATCCGAAGCGGGCGTGCAAGGACTACTTCAACCGCCTGAAACTCGAAGAGGTATCCGCCAATGATTAACAACCGATCCATCGGCACTTTGCTTAAGTCCCTTCCCGCCACCTTCAAGGCAGCCGGCGATAACGAACTGTGGGCATTGGCGACCGTCGAAGTTCCCGACCGAGAACTGGACGTGGTGCGCGTCAAAGGCATTAGCCTTGAGTACCACGAGAAGTCGCCGCTCAAGATCATGGGGCTTGGACACAAGTACGGCACAACGCCAGATGGCTCCCCGCAAATCACCGGCTTCGTCAAAGAGTTTGTTCATACAACCACCAGCGTCAAGGGCACCGAGGTTCCCGCGCTGGCCTTCCGAATGGAGTTTGATCTTGGCGAAGACGGCAACCCCACGCCGTATGCCGCCAAGATGAAGAGTCTATTTCAGAAGGGGAAGCTCGATTCTTTCAGCATTGGCTTTGAGTCGCGCGAGATGAAGCCATTGCCCAAGGGCCGGTACGACTTCCTCAAGTCGGCCGTGTTTGAGATCAGCCCTTGCGTCATCCCGACCAACCCATATGCGACCGTGCTCAAGTCTCTACAAGATGAGGGCATTGACGTTGACGCCCTTCAACTCCTTGAAGAGCGCATGATTCAGATGCAACAGGCGACCGATGCCCGTTTGGCCGACATCGCCGCCACAATCACCAAGGCGTTCCAGACCCGCTTCGATGACTACGAGAGTGCCGCTGCTGCGCGAGCCGTAAAGCCGCTGGAAAGCTCGCCAGCCGATAGCGTCCAGCAACCCACGTATGAGTCAATTCTGGCCCAGTTGAATGCCATTGCGGCCAAGAAGTAGTTTTCACCCCAACCACAAGGAAACACTCCCATGAGTGAACCGACCACCCCCGATCCCATTGCGCCCGTTACCAAGGCCATTGGCGATCTGAATACCCGCCTCGATGGCGAGTTCGTCAAGAAGTCCGACATGCAGATCATCCAGAAGTCGCTGAATGATGCGACTGCGGAGATCAAGGTTCTGCGCGACCGCGAACTGGACAAGCCTGGCATGGGCATGTTCACCGGCAGCCGAGAGTTCTATGCGACTCTGGCCAAGGCGTGGCGCGGCGATGCAGCCGCCAAGAAAACCATGTTCGAGGAATACCCGGCCAAGCTGGGTGCGTACCTCAAGGCCCCTGCCGGCCAGAACGAAGGCATCGACTCTCAGGGCGGCATCTTCGTGCTTCCCGAGTACAGCGCGGAACTGCTCCGGACTGGTCCGACACTGGCGAACATCCGCCAGTACATGCGTTCGATTCCCATGCAGGGCAACCTGTACCGCATCCGGGCGCTGGTGGACAAGAACCACCAGACCACGCCCTATGGCGGCATCACTGTGTATCGTGGTGCTGAAGCCGCAACCATGACCGCCTCCAAGGCGGAATGGGAATGGATCGAGTTGAAACCCAGCGATCTGACCGGCATGGCTGTCATTACCGACGACCTGTTGGAAGACGCCACGGCGTTCGCCTCTCTGCTTCCTCCGCTCTTTATGGGCGCTCTGGAGAATCAGGAGCAAGCCGACTTCCTGTTTGGCAACGGCGCTGGCGGACCGCTTGGTGCGCTGAGCACCAACAACCTGTCGCTGATTACCGTGCCCAAAACGGCGGCGCAGACCGCGGCAACGATCACTGTTGCGAACCTGCTCAACATGCGGGCGCGATGCTGGAACTACGGCCCTGATGCCTTCTGGATCAGTTCCGTGGACAACATCCCGCAGTTCGCCACCATGACGATCGGGCAGATTCCCGTCTACACGCCCAGCGTCAAGACTGAACAGGGATTCGACACCATCCTTGGCCGCCCGGTTCTGTATACCGAGCACGCCAAGACGACCGGCACCCTCAACGACATCGCCGTGGTCAATGGCCAAGGCTACATGATCGGTGATCGTGGCGGCCTGAAGTCGGATCAGTCGATCCATGTGTACTTCACCAGCAACCAGACCGCCCTGCGCTTCAAAAAGCGCAATGACGGCCAGCCGCTGTGGCGTTCACCGATCACCCCTGTCAGCGGCAGCAACACGCTGTCCGCATTCGTCAACCTGGCGGCCCGCGCCTAAGCGATGGGTCCGCGACGTTGCTCCCCGTTTGAACCGTACCTTTCAATACCTGAAAGTGAGATACTATGAACTCGCATTCCCTGCTTGAAGGCGCGATGGTTGATTTTGTGTGCAAGGCCCTGAACATCCATGCCACGAACAGCCTCGCCGCTGGCGCAACTACCTGGTACAGCATGATGTACTGGAAGCACGCCAGCTTCGTGATCGAGTTGACCACCACGACTGGCGACACCCTGAATGTCGTCAAGCTCTGGCAGGCCACCGATAGTTCCGGCACCGGCAACAAGGCCATCACCGGCTATCAGTTTGCCCCGACGACCACCACGGTTGCCGGCGACAAAGTGACCTTGGAGTTTGACGCATCGCAGTTGGATTGGGCCAACGGCTTCTGCTGGATTCGCCCCGAAATTCGGGCGTCCGGTGGTTCGGTTGGCACCTGCAACTGCGTGCTGATTCGCAGCCAGCCCCGCTACAGCTACCGCAGCCGTTCGGGTGCCAAGGTTCGTCTGCCCCAGGACCTCGACGCCGCTTCGTAACCCCTTGTCCTAACCACTCACGGATGGCGAAAGCCTGCCCGTGGGCTTTGAACACAATGAAACGCGCACTGATTACCGGGATCACGGGGCAAGACGGCTCCTATCTGGCCGAGTTGCTGCTGAACAAGGGCTACGAAGTCCACGGCCTGATTCGCCGGTCCAGTTCATTCAACACCGAACGCCTCGACCACCTGTACGCCGATCCGCACGAGGATTCGCGGCTGCACCTGCACTACGGCGACCTGACCGATGGCGTTGGTGTTCGCCAGGTGCTTACCAAAGCTCAGCCCGATGAGGTCTACAACCTTGGAGCGCAATCGCATGTGCGGGTGAGTTTTGATTGCCCGGTCTACACCGTGCAGACGGATGCGATAGGCACGATCAACCTGCTGGAAGCCATCCGCGACACCGGCCGACCGATTCGGTTCTATCAGGCGTCAAGCTCTGAGATGTACGGCAAGGTAGCCGAGACGCCGCAGACGGAATCGACGCCGTTCTATCCGCGAAGCCCCTATGCCTGCGCCAAGGTCTATTCGTACTGGCAGACGATCAACTACCGGGAAGCCTATGGGATGCACGCCAGCAACGGCATCCTGTTCAACCACGAGAGCCCCCGCCGCGGCGAAACCTTTGTGACGCGGAAGATCACGCGGGCGGCGACCCGGATCAAAGAGGGATTGCAGGACAAGCTGTTCCTGGGCAATCTTGACGCCCGACGCGATTGGGGCTTTGCTGGTGATTACGTTGAGGCTATGTGGTTGATGCTTCAGCAGGATAAGCCCGACGACTACGTGATTGCCACGGGGAAGACCTATAGCGTGCTTGAGTTTGTGAACACCGCTTTCACTTATCTTGGCCTTGATTGGACAAAGCACGTTGAGCTTGACCAGCGATATCTGCGCCCTTCCGAAGTCGATGTACTTCAAGGCGATGCAAGCAAGGCAAAGCGGGTGTTGGGATGGGAGCCGAAAACCGATCTGCTGGCACTGATAAAGATGATGGTACGCGCCGACCATGCACTGGCGCAGCAGGAGAGGCGTCTTGCCAGTCTTAAAGTCTGACCGAATTGTGGTTACGGGCGGGCGTGGATTCCTTGGCTCGCATCTGGTGCGGAATCTGAATCAGCGCGGCTATCGCAATGTGTTTGTTGCCCTGCATTCAGACTACAACCTCACACAGCAAAGCGACACTGCTTGCATGTACCGGAACTTCAAGCCTGATGTGGTTGTCCACTTAGCGGCAGAAGTCGGCGGCATCGGCGCGAATCAAGCAAACCCCGGTCGATATTTCTACGCCAATATGGCGATGGGCTTGAACGTCATTGAGCAGGCGCGATTGTCCGGGGTCAAGAAGTTTGTCCAGATCGGGACGGTTTGTGCCTATCCGAAGTTCTGCCCCGTGCCCTTCAAGGAAGCGGACATCTGGGAAGGCTACCCGGAAGAGACGAACGCGCCGTATGGCATAGCCAAGAAGGCGCTGCTTGCCATGTGCCAAGCCTATCGCCGGCAGTATGGGCTGAATGCAATCTATCTGCTGCCTGTGAACCTGTACGGCCCCGGCGACAACTTCAACCCACAGACGAGTCATGTCATTCCGGCGCTGATACGAAAGTGCGTTGAGGCGCGGAAGGCGAACGATCTGAGTATCGACGTGTGGGGCACGGGAAAGGCAAGCCGAGAGTTCTTGTACGTCGAGGATGCAGCGGAAGGAATCGCACTGGCTCTTGAGCAGTACGACAAACCCCAACCGCTCAACCTTGGCAGCGGGAAAGAAATCACGATCAAGGCTTTGACGGAACTGATTGCTGATCTAGCCGGATACAAGGGAAGCATTCGATGGGATGCCACCAAGCCAGATGGGCAGCCGCGCCGATGCCTGGACGTGAGCAGGGCAAGGGATGAGATAGGCTTTGTTGCGGGCACTGCCCTAGAGGATGGCCTGCAACGCACAATCGACTGGTACGAACATGCCATGGGCAGCAAAGCAGCATAGACCACCCAATCAACCCAAGGCAGGGCATGGCCATGGTGATACCCATGATGCACATGCGTTCTACAGTAGCAGGCAGTGGCGTGCATTCAGGGCAAGGTACTTAAGGGATAACCCGCTGTGTGTGGACTGTAGCAAGGCAGACAGAGTGACAGTTGCAACCGAGCCACATCACATCCAGGGTAGACTACAGCACCCAGAGTTGACATGGGACGAGGACAATCTCATGGCCTTATGCAAGCCATGCCACAGCACACGCACACGCAAGGGAGAGTGAGGATGGTATGCAGATGCGTCTCAGCGCAGGACGCGCCTGCGTGCGTCCTATGGCAATGGCGGGGCATGGCATTATGGCATGGCATGGGTGGGGTAGGTCAAGTTAGTGATGGATGTTAGTGTGTTAGC